ATGGCGTCTTCAAGATGCCGACGGCAGATGGGCTGACCTACGAGAAGTTCTCGTTTGACGGACGTAAGCATCTCTACCGTCCCTACGACACTGCAGCCACCCGCGTACTGCTGTTCTGCGCCAGGCAGGTCGAGAAGTCGACCATGCTGGGGAACAAGGCTCTATGTTACATGAGCCTGATACAGGCGTACCGCGTGTTGTACGTCAGTCCTTCTGCCACCCAGACCAAGACCTTCAGCAACGACCGTATCAAGGAGCCGATTGAGACCAGCCCAACGCTCAAGCGGTTCACCACCAAGATGCTTTCGCAGAACATCTTGGAGAAGCAGTTCATCAACCGCTCGAAGATCACCATGCGGTACGCGTTCCTCAACGCCGACCGCGCTCGAGGTATCCCGGCCTGGATGCTACAGCTCGATGAGCTTCAGGACATCCTGAGGGACAACATCCCAGTCATCGAGCAGTGTACTGCACACGCGCCGTCGAACATGAAGCGGTTCGTTTATGCAGGCACGCCAAAGAGTCTAGACAACATCATCGAGGAGTATCGAGGTAATCAGAGTACGCAGGGTGAGTGGGTTGTACCGTGTGATGGGTGCAACAACTGGAACATCCTGGGCGAGAAGAACATCGGGAGGAAGGGGACCATCTGTGCCAAGTGCGGCAAGTACATCGATCCGATGCACGAGCGGGCGCAGTGGGCGTGGCAAGTAGCGTGGGACCCCATCAAGGCGCCATTCGAGAGCTACCGCATTCCACAGCTCATGGTGCCCTGGAAGGACTGGAACGAAATCCTGCTCGATTACGAGCGGTATCCCCGAGACAAGTTCTTCAACGAGGTCCTGGGCATCAGCTATGAGTCAGGGCTCCGTCCTCTGACGCAGGCGCAGATTCGAGCGTGCTGTAAGGACTACCGGATGGACGAGAAGACTTTGGACAAGATCCGTCCAAAGTCTCTGGCTCAGCCCTTCTTCGCTGGCATCGATTGGGGCACGGGTGATGCAGCCTACACCGTGCTTACCATTGCTACCTACATCGACATGAAGTTTCGAGTCATCTACATGCATCGGTACGTAGGTGAGGAGTCAGACCCTGAGATTCAGATAGTGAAGATCATCGAGATGCTGCGCCGGTTCAACGTGCAGCTCATCGGTGCTGACTGGGGCTTCGGGTTCGGGTTGAACTCTCGCCTCCTGCGGGAGTTCGGACCACAGCGGGTTCACAAGTTCCAGTACATGGCGCGTATCAACGCCCGGTTGGCCTACGACGGGAAGATGGGACGATGGAAGGCTCACCGTTCTGAGGTGATGGGCTCCATCTTCGATGCCATCAAGAAGGGGAAGTGTGAGTTCCCACGGTGGGAGGACTTCCACAAACCTCATGCAACCGACATGTTGAACATCTACTCCGAGTACAATGAGAAGCTCAGGATGATTGTGTATGACCACCGTCAGGGCAACCCTGACGACTCATTCCACAGCTTCTTGTACTGCTGGCTGGTATCGATGCTGATGTTTCAGCGTCCCGACATCCTGTCCCCGAGTAGGGAAGATGAGGAGGGCAATCCCATCAGTGAGTATCAGGGTCCGAAGGATCAGGGATAGGTAGATGAATGTGGCTAATCAATCGTTCGTAGATGTTCGTCTCGGCTTCAGGGAAGACCTTGTTGGCTGCAGCCAGGTCCTCCCGGAGCGTGATGAAGAGATGGATGGCGAAGCCCAGGTTTCGTCGAGCAGCGCCGAAGTAACCGTAGGCGGCTTCAAGCTCCTTGTCGTAGCTCATCCGACTGAACGGGCAGTTCTTCTGTACCACTTCACCAAGTGCAAGGAAGGAACGCCATGGCTGGGGATTGTCGGTATAGAGCTCGGCGAGTTGAAAGAACTCCTTGTGGATACCGAAGAAGAGCTTGGCCCATTCGACAACCTCGACGACCTCCGTCGGTGGATTCTCGAGGGCATACTCGGCTTTGAGGCAGAGCTCTTTGACCGAAGCTTCATCGTACTCGACCGGTATTAGGTTGTAGCCCATGCACATCCGAAGGCGGTTGATCTCCCTCCGGTTGGATTGAGCGATGGCTTCAGCTCGAACGGCGGTGGCGTAGACCTTGCGGATGTTGAGCTTTTCGTCCCGATGTCTGACCCACGCCAGCACCTCTTCAAGCTGGTAGAGCTGAGGGTGTCCGGGCTTGCTACCTTCGGGGTGGTAGGCTGCTAGAATACCTTTGCGGGTGTAGCGGTGAACCTGTTGGACACCAACCTCGAGAAGCTTAGCCGCCTCCTTGGCGTCAATCAGACCGTTTCTTCCCATGCGGTTTCGGTGCATGGTACTTCTTTTGTCAGACATTTCTAGGAGTTCTCATGTACGACTTGCCCTCACAGACACTCCTTCAGCAGTCTGCGGCTCGTCCCGTCTCAGGAGAAGAGCTGGAAACCTTCGGAAAGCATGCAGCTTGTGGCTTCTGCTGCGGCAAGTTCGGCACGCTAAACGAGGCGGTGGTGGAGACGGTGAAGCACGCTGGTCTCGGACCAGAGCAGGTCAAGAGAGTGGTGGAGTTCGCCAACACCAACGCGTTCCTGACCGAGTTCAGGAAAGAGAGCACGGCAGCGAAGTACGTGAGCTTCGATGGCGGTCCGGCTGACCCGGCAGAGGTACTGAAGGACCTGAATGACGGCGGGGGCGGGACGGTCTTCGACCGTGGTGTCCAGGATTACAGTCATGGCCCCGAAGTCATCAAGGCTTCGTCCGTCGCCGCCTTTCCCTCAGGCGACCTAGAGAAGACGGCTAGTGTACAGGAGCCGGTCAACGAGGCGGACGTGATTCTGGCCGAGGTGTTCAAGGCCGAAGAGGCTCCCATCCCATTCGAGAATCCATTCCAGGATGTGGAGGACGCTCAGTACAAGCTCGCTTCTGCCAGGGATGCCCTCACGGCGAACATCTCGGAGCTCGAGATGTCTCTGCTCGACACCAACCAGGAGCTCTACGGTCTGGTGAAGCAGGCGGTGATGGAGGACATCCCGCTCGGTCACATCCTCTCGGCCTGGCACCAGGTGCTCGAGCCGCCGGAGGCACTGGTGAAGAGTGCCTTCGCCCTCATCGGCCCCCGACTCAGGGAAGAGGACGTGATGAGCTACGACCAGCTCGGCGCCTCCCTCGAGAAGACGGCCAGTGTCGCTGAGCTGGCCAATGAGGACCACCCCCTCATCCGTACTTTCTCTGGGTATTGTGAGACGGTCATCAAGCTGGCCGAGCTCAGGGCCACCCGGGACGAGATCATGGGAGGGTTGGATAAACTGGGCAAGTTCAGGCAGTTGGCTGAGCAGCACATCGAGGAGCACGCCGGATGAGCAACCCAGTCGAGGAGTACTTCGAGCTCAGGAAAGAGGCAGGCTTCCTGAGTGGGTTGTGGAAGGGCGTGTCAGGGGGCGCCGGTGCCACTGCAGTCGAGCGAGGTGCTCAGCTGGGTGGTGATCTCCGGCAGGGTGCAATGCAGACGGCGATGACAGTGGGTGCGGCACTGGCTATCCCAGCGGCGCAGAAGGTCGTGGGCGCGCTGCGAAAGCGGCACGACTACAACAAGATGATGGACCACGACCCCAGTTTGCATGACTTGAAGGAGCAGGACCCCAAGTTCTTCAATCAGTCCTTCACCTCTCTGCGCCGTGCCAATCCCAGCTTCGGGAGTGACCCGATGATCTCCAGCTCCTACATGCACAAGATGGTGGGTAATCGTGAAGGAGCAGGGTTGGCGGTTGCTGAAGCCATGCAACAGAGGCGTCCAGCGCATGAGCTTTCGTTGGGTGTAAAGCCAGAAGGCTCTCCGTTCTCGCCGTCGATGAAGCGCAAGTACTGATGCTCAAGGTCAGCACATTCTCGGCGCAGAATGAGCTGGGGTATGTCGCTGTTCCCCTGTTTGGTCCTGCGGATGGTGAGTTCGAGAAGACTGCGTCCGCCACTCTTTTACCTCCAGTTCTCCAGTACATCGAGGGGTTGAGGCCGCAGAACAACTCCCAGTACGTCCTGGTCAACGCCATGGCGGCGGGGGAGTACTTCGGCTGCTTCCCGGCAGGTACGCTCGTCGAGACGTCGAGGGG